TCATTCTGTTTGCCCTCTTCCCAGCTTTTCCAAATACAAGGCGGCTGCCTCCTCGTAAAAATCAGAGCGGCTGTATGCTTTTCCCTCTTGCTGGCGCCTTTCTTCCACGTACTCGTCAATAGCGTCAAGCCGATCAAGTGGTGTGTGGACTGTAATGGGTACCCGGCGCGAGGTTCCCTTTAATTTCCTACCGTATGCCATCTTTATGCCTCCATGTGGTTTTTCGCTGCGTCGCCTGTCAAGCTGATCAGCGTGCTCTTTGTGCCGCTGTCCAGTACCATACGCCACCGGAGCGGAATCTTTTCATATCCATACAGGGCACCGGCCAGCCCGCCGGTAATAGCTGCGATTGTGTCTGCGTCTCCTCCCAGGTTTGCAGCTTTAACAACGGCCGCCTCAAAGTTCTTTGTACTTCTCAGGCAGTGCAGGGCGCAATGTAAAGAGTCAACCACAAAGCCGCTAGGGTTCAGGTTTGCCGGCTCTGCCTTTCGGCTGTATCGTGTTCCCCTTGTAATGTCGTTCAGGCCGTTGCATAGTTTTTGCACCGTATCTGCATGGTGCATGATTAAATAGTATATCATTTTTGTATAAAGCTGGCAAGCCTCCGCGCTCAGGTCGTCCCAGTGCGTCAGGCGTCCGATTCTGTCCGCAACCTCTACGGCTCTGCTTTCGTCTGTATAGTACAGGCCAGGGTACACGGTACGCATCAGGGCGCCATTGCCTGCGCTTCTGTTTCCGTTCTGCTGGGCTGTCAGCTGCGCTGCCTGCTCCCATAACTCATAAGGTGCCAGGCCCTTGCAATCTTTCAGATCTGGCCGTCTCAGCATCATCTGCAGGGCGTTTGTGATCGCACTGCGGCAGGTTCCACCGATATCTTTCGGGCCGCCCATAGCCCACTCTGCAAAATGCTTGCCCGCCCATGGTTCCGGATTATCTGGGTGCATTGCTACGCCCAGGGCTGCTGCAATCGTCATTTGCGTGTCGTCGGTAACTTCTCCCGGCTTTACGCTCAACCATCCGCCGCCGATCATTTCTTTCACGGTACCGTGCTTGTGCTGGATTTCCTTTGCGTTCATAAATTCCAGCGGGGCGCCCAGTGCGTCCCCTACTGCTACACCAAATAATGCGCCGCCGATTTTGTTTGCTAAATTCGTCATAACTTTGCCCTCCTATGCGATTCTTTCAAATTCAAAAATACCAATGCTTGCAATAAAAGCCTTTGTTGTCCGGAGTCCGGTGTTTACCTGCTGGCCGTTAATGTACTGGCGCAAATAGTAGCCGCCTACCATCTTCACGACCTCCCATGTTTTCTTACTGTTGTACCGGTCCCGGTACCATTCTCTTTTTACCATACCGCCCTCCTCAATCAATAATACCGTTGCAGTTCTCCGTTAATCAGTTCCCACTGCCATCCCATGCAATCAAACCGGATATAATTATAATCACTTGAACAGTATACTGGTTTGCGTTCCCACGTTCCGCTCTCGCGCAATCGTCTGTACTTGTTTACCTCGTAACTACTTGCCTTGTCCAGTATGAGTATATTTTCCGGTGCAAATCCACACTCTGTATACAAAAACTTTTCTGCTTCCTGAACTGTAAGGCATGTACCTATTTTAGCAAGTTCTTCATAGTCCTCCTGGCTCATTCCTGTGCCAGCGTTTTCTGCGGGTTTCCATTCAAGCTCACGATCCAACTGTTCGCGCATTTTTTCAACCATAATCTGTGCGCCTTTCATTTGCTCTTGCCAAACTCTGCGCTCTTCCAGAATCTGTTTTTCCAGATCTGCAATTTTTTCTGCCCGCTGGCGTGTCAATCGCTGGATTCCTCCGTCCTTAACCCATGCCTTGCAAAATTCATCCTTTGAGCCATCAAAACTGTAATATTTTTCTTCAATGGCTGCGTATTCCGTGGCCGTCGGCTCAAATCCCGTGCGGTCAACAAATTCTCTAATCATCATAATAGCATACCCCTTTCCGGATCCGGCAGCTTACGCTGCCAGCTCCTGCACATACTCCATACCCTCAAAGCTACAAAAGCCGCCAGCATCCAAAATGCTCTGCAGTGCTCTCTTGCCACCGCATGGGATATACGGTATTAAAATACCAAACTCGTCACGGTCTGCACTAAAGGCAACCCAACCTTTGCCCGGTTCGTACAGCGCCCAACCTGTTACCACGCGGCTGATTTTCTTGGTTCCAAAATGTGTATTTCTTAATCTTTTAATCTGCATATCTCATGCCCTCCACTTTCTTATAATCTGGTATACATCCATGTTATCTGTGTAAACAGTTCCTGCAGCATATCGCAATATACATTGTCAAACTCTGCAACCTCAACAACTTTATCAGGTACCCATTCAAAAGTTTTCTTGTTCAGGTGGCCTGGTGTGTACTTATAAAAGTGCATCCGGTATGTGTCTGTTGCCTCGTCAAGGGTAACTGTCAGGCGGTTTGCCTTGCTGTGGTTCTTTGCAAGTGTCATTCTCAGGCTGTTTCCGTCTGCCAGGTAATTCTTTGAACCTGTCATTGCTGTAAATCTCTGGCCGCCTAACTGCTGTAAAATCGTTTCTGCTACACTCATTTTTGTTTACCTCCGTATCTCTTTCAACTGTCTATATTATAAACCAATGGTGGTTTATAATCCATAGACCGAATAGACAAACTTTAGTGTAGTGAAGTGTACGAAAAGGATACAGAATAGACAACGGTTTTCGGGCACAAAAAAAGAGGGTGGTTTTCTCAGTTTCAGGCGTTGGCCTGTCCCCTTGAAAACCCCCTCTTCGGCGCATTTTACACTATATTTTTATTTCTGTAAATCCCGGAATAACAGACAAAAAGTCTTGCCGAAAAGATACAGAATAGACAACGGGCTTATTATACCCGTTTTACATAGTCCAGACTGATCCAGCCGGCTCCGGATTTCAGGCGGCCCCACTTGGTCGCTCCCGTTCCGTTCGCTTCCTCAACAATGGTATAGGTTCCTACTGGAATATACTGTGTTTTGGCGTAGCCGGTTCCTGGGCCTGTCCGGATGTTCAGGTCCGTAATTTCAACGCGCACCTGGTACGGCTGGAATGCTGCCGCCGGATAAACCTGCTTGCCGTTCCAGTCGAACACCTTATAACCTTTGTTCTGATCAGCGCACGCTTTGGCGTTGTCATAATTCTCAAAGGCTCCTTTCTGGCTTGCTGCATCCGCCCAGGTCTTGCGGACTCTGTAATATTTCTTTGCAGTAGTTGGCTGTGCCGGTGTTGCTGGTGTGGCTACTGCACCGCTGCCGATTCTCTTTTTAAAGTCGTTCCATGCGCTTTCAGATCCGCTTGCGGAGTTCCATCCGTACACGCCAGGGCATAACTTGCCGTTTACATCAAAATGGCGGATGACTCTGGAAGCCGGTACCCCGTACAGCTTCATGAGGTACTTGGTCAGTTCCACTGCACTGTCAATGGTTGCCTGCTCAAAATACCAGTCTTTGCTGTTGGCGTTCTTGTTTCCTTTGTTTCTTACGCACATTTCAATGGACACGCTGTTGGCGTTTCTGGCCACGCCGTACAGGCTGCCGCCATAGCTGGACTGTTTTCCGCCGCCTACGGCCCAGCAGTAACGGGCTTTCGGGTTCGGGTTATACTGCCACTTTTCGCCCTCAAAGCCGACATAAAAATCAGCGCTGGCCTGTGTCGTGCTGCGCTGATTGTAATAGTCAATATTGTTCTTTGCGGTACCTGTTGCACCTACATAGTGGATAACAATGTACTCAATTTCTCCGCTACGTGGGCTTGTGTTGTGTGTTCCGAAGTTCGGGTTCTGGTTAATTTTCAAATTGCTCACTCCTCCCTTTGCTGCCTGGTCGTATTTCGTCAAATTATATTTGCTGATAATACTCAGGACTTTGTTTACATACCTTGTATCTGTTGCATATCCGCCTGCCTTAATGATTCCGATAGCTTTCGCTGGATCCATTTCTCCTTTCAGGCCTGCATAACGCTGTTTGCTGCCATTCATGGCGCCCAGTAAATATGCGCTGTGGTCCGCCACACTGTCGGCAGCGCTCGCATATTTCCGGAAATCTGCTGTAATTGTGTAGGCGTTCCCGTTCGCGTCCTCTTCTCCGGTCTGCTTCCGGTACTTGCTTACGCCGTCCCAGGTACTTCCTGGCCAGGTATTCCCGGATAAGCTGCATTTCATCCCGAAAAAGTTGTTTGCATTTCTGGCCAGCTCTGTGCTGCCGTAACCGGATTCCAGGATTGCCTGCGCCGTTGTTACTGAAGCCAGCACGCCACTTTTTGCCATGTCTGCCTGCGCCAGTGGCCCCATAAAGCTGATAAATTTCTGCTCTGTCATGTACGTCCCTCCCATAGGAAAAGGCGACCTTACCGGCCGCCCTGTGTGTTGTTATCTGTTCTTTTCAGCTGTGCAATGGCCTGAATTACTTTGTCATACCCGACCATGGAAGCAAGCCAGGACAACAGTACAAGTGCAATTAAATATACGGCCATCTTGTCGTTGATCTGCGTCTCCGTCAGAATCAGGTACCCGGCACCTACCAGGGTGGACAGCACTACGGCCACACCGCCGGCCAGAAAATTAGAGTGGTACTTCACTGTCATTTCGTCCAGCAGCTTCTTAATGCCCTCAGTAAACAGCCCTGTAAAAATAGATACGATCATCAATCCCAGTAAAAAAATTTCTAAAGTCATGTTTTTGCTCCTTATCCGATACCCTCTCCGGTACCTGTGTTGTTTTCTGGCTCCATTCCGGCCAGATCGTCAGTTTCTGCCTGCCTTATGTTCATGTCGTACACAATGCCGCCCTTGGTGTTTTCCTTTGCGGATTTCTGCGCATACGCCCAAAATACTCCAAACATGGCCGCTGGTACACCGATCAGTGCGTACAGCGCCGACAAGTCGAAGCGCATCCACATAACAACCTCTGCATAGATTACTATTTCAATGCAAAGGGCGTATACAACCGCCATCATAGCTTTACCCCAGGCCGGTTTCTTCCTGGTGTGTCTCAGTCCCAGCTCGCGCTCTCGGTCACGCACCCGCTGCCTCAGCCGCTGCTCCTCCGCTATCTGGTCAAGTTCTTTCATGCGCTTCTCATATTTAACTTTGTTCATTGGTACCATCTCACTTTCTGCTACCCATTAGCTCTGCGATTTTGGCATCTTCGTGCATTGGAATGACTTCCAGCGCCCTCATTTCCGGCTGCACACAACTGTGCATGTGCCCGTTTCCGCCGGCATTTTCATATTCTTCAAACATAGACCAAAAAGCGTCCGCTTCCATTTCGCTCCATGCGCGAAGAGGGTTTTTTTCTGCACTTGTAAAATACCTGTGCGATTGTAAAAGCCTATCGCGAAGTTTGCTGCGTTCTCGGCTGGTACTTTCTTCTTCTATTTTTTCCAGCTGCTTCTGATGCCTCTCCATGCCGTCTTTCAGCTCTGCGATGCTTTTATTAAATTGCTGCTGGATTTCAATGCTTTGCTCATGCCATTTTGGATACATGTTTACCTGGTTCATTACTTCTTTGAACTGCTCGTTTTTTTCCTTTTCATGGATTGCCTTATCAGAAAAATATTTTTCTACTTTTCTGTAACACAACCATAGGAATACAAGCGCTGCAATTAAAGTAATGGCCCAGCCTATACTGTAATCTCCCAGCAGTTTAATTAAATACTCCATTTTTGTATTCCTTTCCGCCTCGTTTTTTGTAAAATAAAAGAACCGGCCAGGGCCAGCTCTGCGGTCAATTCTTTTTATGGGTTTCATTCTTCTATGCCTCTTTGCAGGTCTGCCGCCTGCTGCATCATTGCCAGTTCTTCCTCTTCAATCATACTGTGCTGCAATAATGCGGCCGCCAGGCGGTCAATAACATTCCTTTGCAGCTGTATAATTTCCGACTGGGTTTCCAGTACCTCAGCAATACATTGCTTCATAGTCAAGTGCTCCTATTCCTCCCGTTTCACTCACGTTTATGATCTGCTCCTCTCCATTATCATCCGCATGGGTCAATACAAATTCGTCCAGCAATTTCTCTTTGAATTTCTTACAATCCACATGGCTCAGCATGGCCAGGTAGCTCTGCATGGTTGCGTTTGCCTCTTTGAATGTGATCAGGTTGTCATGGTAGTCCTGGCGCGTTTTCCGGAGAGTTCTCTTCATCCGGAGCGTTGTGCTTTTTCTTAGGATTACATGGTCATTGTAAATAACAAAACCAACAAACTCACAACCAACCCGCACCGGCCGGAGCGCTGTCTTGTTGTTGAAATTTAAGTGCAGCCTCTCCTCTAAAAACTGTGTCATTCTTCTGCCGTATCCTTTCAGGCGTTCCTTGTCATTGTCCAGGATTATAATGTCGTCCATGTACCGGATATACCGTTTTATCCCCAGTACCCTCTTGCAAAACTGGTCAAGTGGATCCAGATACATATTACCCAACATATGGGACAGGCCGCCGCCGATAGGTATTCCTAAATCATACAGCATTTGCTCCTCGGTAATTGTCAGCTGGTTTGCATCCAGCGGCATACCAAACGGAACCGCATCATTGTTTATGTAATACCCTAACAAGTCAACGGTTCGCGGATCATCTATCTTTTTCCTGCAAATATCCATAAGTATTTCATGGTCAATGCGGTAAAAGAATTTTGCAACATCAAACTTGTAATAATACCATTCAGTTCCGGACGTCCTGGTTTCTCGCATCCAGGTATAAAGCTGTTCCATGGCTGCCAGCTGTCCGCGTCCCTTTACGCACGCATAGGTATGTTCTATGAACGTCCGGCATATTTTAGGATTCAGCACGTCATATATTGCCCGCTGCACCACTTTGGACCAGTAGTCAATAAATATAACTTTCCGCACCTTTGGCACGTATACATAAAAGCTGTGATATTCGACTTTTGGTACCTTTCCAGCCCTCAACAGAGTGCTTATTTCTTCCAGGTTTCCCTCTCTGTTGTCGTAAAATCTCAGCCTCTCCGTGTTCTCCCTTTTGCCCTTTGATACGTGGGTATCTGCGACCATTAGTGTGTGAAATGAGGTTATTTCATAATATACGTTTCTAATTGTCATATTTTTTTACAGTGGTGCAGGTTTCGCTGTATTCTACTTCCGGATGGGCCAGCGGCTCCGCTTTCGCAAAACATAACCCACGCACAAGGGACTCCCCTTGGTGCCATCACTGCTGTTTTCCTTTTTCGCTCATTGTAAAGCGCGGGGACGAGATCCTTTATCCCCCTGCACTGCCAGGGCGTCCGTGGGCGCTCCTGTATCTGGCGTATGGGGGTAGAGCGGAGCGCCAGCCGATGTTCACGTTCACGTTGCCGCGGTTCGTCCAGTTGCCGTTACTGTAACCGACACCCGCGTTCGTGCCGTTGCCATAGTTGCCACCGGAGTTGAACAAGCGCTATATCCCATTCCCTACGTTATTTATTTTTTAACGCTCGCCATCCATCCGCCGAGCATTCTGCCTATCTCGTTTACCTGTTCGCTCCACTGCTTATATTTCTTGAAATCAATATATTTCAGCCGGTATGAAAGGCGAACGTATTTTCTCAGCTTGTCAATTTCCACGTCCAGCTCCTGCAAAGTAGTCTTTTTATAATACTTTTTATTCGCTTCAATGGTTCTTTCCATTGCTTGGTCCATACACCGCTTTATGTCTGCCGCTAAAACAAATCTTTCATACTTTGGATACGCATTTAGTACCGGATAAGCGTATAACATCATATCTTCAATTTTTCCTAAAATCAGGAGGGGATCTCTGTCCCCGTCCCGATTTTCAATTTGCACCTCTTCCATGTTCCTCCTGCATCCAGTTGGCCTTATCGGTCCGCTATCGCGTCCCTATCAGATTACAGGCCAACAGATTCCAGATCCACATAAGCGGAGCGCCAGCCGATGTTCACGTACACGTTGCCGCGGGTCGCCCAGGCGCCGTGACTGTAACCGCCCCCCGC